AGATGTTACATCGGGCATTTTACGTCTTGTAGCTTGTTGCATTGATACTGGTCCTCGTGGCCGTGTTGCTGCAACGGAAGTTGACCGTGACCTTTTGGCATAAGTCAATAACTTTTGGGGCTGGTTATGTGCTGGCCCCATTAGTGTATCAAACATACACTACAAAAAACTCTTGGGGTAAACATGGCTCTTACTTTTCTTTCATTAACTAATAGTACCATTACTCGTATGAATGAAGTAGAGCTTACCTCTAGTAACTTTACTGGATCAAGAGGTGTACAGACACAGTGTAAGGCTGCTGTTAATGAAGCTATAAGGTTTATTAATCAGACAGAGTTTGGCTATTCTTTTAATCACGCTAGTAACTCTTCTACTTTAGTGGCAGGACAAGCTAGATATACAATACCTACAAGTACTAAATCTATAGACTATAGTACAGCTAGAATTAAAAAAGACACTGACCTTAATACATCAGGTAATAACTTAGTTACATTAAATTATAAAGAATATATTGAAAAAAATTATGCCAGTAAAGAAGATGATGTTATAGCTACAACACTAAATGGATCTCACTCTAGTAGTGTAGCTACTTTAACTCTTGCATCTACTACAGGACTTGATACTACAGGCACAGTGCATATAGGTAGTGAGCAAGTTACTTACACTGGTATATTAGGTAATGACATTACAGGCTGTACTCGTGGTGCTAATAGTACAACTGCTGCTACACATTCCAGTGGTGTTGCAGTTACTCAATTTAGTGAGGGTGGTATACCTAGAAATATAGTACGTACCCCTGATAATAATTATTTATTATACCCTTATCCTGATAAAGCTTATACATTAATTTTTGATTACTTTACTTTTCCTAGTGATCTTTCTGCTCATAGCGATACAACAACAATTCCAGAAAGATTTTCTCCTGTAATTGTAGATGGTGCTACTGCTTATGTGTATCAATATCGAGGTGAGCTACAACAGTATCAATTAAACTTTGCTAGGTTTGAAGAGGGTATTAAAAATATGCGTAGCTTATTAATTAATAAGTATGAGTATATTAGATCTACTGTAACTAATAGGCCACGCGCTTCTTCTAACTTTATGTCAGGTGTAAATTAATGCCTGATAGCTCTAGAGTACAACCTGTTGCATTTAATTGTGAAGGTGGCTTAGTTAAGAATCGTTCTACTTTTCTTATGCAACCAGGAGAGGCTTTAGTTTTAGAAAACTTTGAGCCTGACGTTGAGGGTGGCTATAGACGTATCAATGGTCACAGAAAATTAATTAATCAAATTGTACCACAAACTACTAGCTCTGGCGAAAAAATACTTATGATTGCTAAGTTTGCAGATAAGTATCTTGCAGCTAGAGGTGAAAAAATATTTAGTAGTGCTTCTGCTGAACTAAGTACTGTTATTGAAGCCGATACAAGCATGACAGGTTCAGGCACAATAGGCGTAGATAGTGTAGCAGGTTTTTCTAGTAGTGGTACTCTTGAGATAGCTATTTCTGAAACAGAGATAGAACGTTTTACTTATACAGGAGTTAATGCATCATCTGACCCTCCTACTTTTACAGGGGTTACACGGCAGGTAGATAGCACTAATGCTAGAAAACATCTTGCTACAATACAAGTTTCTGAAAACTGGACAGAAAGAGATACAGGCAGAACTAATGCAGGTAAGTATCGTTTTGAACGGTTTAACTTTAATGGCACAGATAAGATTATACTTGTTGATGAGGTTAATGCCCCTGTAGTTATTGACTCATCTATGAATTTTGTTGATATTAGTACGTCTTCTGTTGCAGGTTCTAAATTTGTAGCGTCCTTTAAAAATCATATGTTTTATGCAGGTAAAAGCACTACACCAGAAGAGTTAGTTTTTAGTATACCTTTTGATGAAGATGACTTTACCAGTAGTAATGGTGCAGGAAGCATACGAGTAGATGATACTATTACAGGTATAAAAGTCTTTCGTGATTCTCTTTTTATTTTTTGTGAAAACAGAATATTTAAACTGACAGGCAGTTCATCATCTGACTTTGCTATTCAAGCTGTTACAAGAAGTATTGGATGTATTAATGGTGATACTATTCAAGAATTTGGTGGGGATTTAATCTTTCTTGGGCCTGATGGTTTGCGTACTGTTGCTGCTACTGCAAGGATTGGTGATACTGAACTAGGTACAATTAGTAGAAATGTACAGTCTATCTTTGATGAAAATATTAAAAATAGTTCTTTGTTTGAAAGCGTAGTAATAACAGATAAGACACAATACAGAATATTCTTTAGTAAAACAGGTCAGTCTAATGCACAAACAAGGGGTATTATCTGTGTGTTAAAACAGGACGGGTTTGAGTTTTCAGAAATACGTGGAGTTAAACCTGCATCTACAGATACTTTTGTTGAAACAGGCAATACGTTTGTATTACATGGTGACTTTGAAGGCTATGTACACCGACAAGAAATAGGTAATACATTTGATGGTACTGCTATTCTTGGAAAGTACAGAAGTTCTGACATGAGCTTTGGTGATACTGGTGTGCGTAAGCACATGCAAAGAGTTATTATTAACTACAAACCTGAGTCAGCTATTGACGCTGATCTTTTAGTAAGGTATGATAACGAAAGCGTTGACTCTTCAAGACCTGCTGCTTATGCTTTAGACACTGCAGATGTTGCAGCTTTGTTTGGGGTATCATCTTTTAGTACAGAAGAATCTTTAGTGCAATTTATTTTTGGTGGTCCTTCACAGCCTCTTGTAAGACAATCTGTAGAGGGTTCAGGTTTTTCAGTTGTATTAAGAGTTAATGATGGCGGTGAGACTGCACCTTATTCCCTCAAGGGGTTTCAGCTAGAATATCAATTAGGAGCAAGACGTTAGATGGGTTCTACATACACAAGACAATCAACATTCACTGACGGTGATACAATTACAGCAGACCTGTTTAACACAGAGTTTGATCAACTTGTTGCTGCCTTTGCTGCTACCTCTGGACACTCTCACGATGGCACAGCAGGAGAAGGTGGACCTATTGGTGGTTTGATTACTCCCGGCATTACGTTAGGAGATAACACTATTGACGTTACTCTTACGTTTGATGGTGGCTCTAATGACGGTGTGCTAAAATGGATGGAGGATGAGGATTACTTTGAGTTTTCTGATGATATACTTATTGCGTCTACGGAAAAACTACAGTTTCGTGATACTGCTATCTATATTAATTCTAGTGCTGACGGGCAGCTTGACATTGTAGCAGACACAGAGATACAAATTGCAGCTACTACTATTGATATTAATGGTGCTGCTGATATATCAGGTAATCTAGCTGTTGGTGGTAATCTTACAGTAACAGGTACTACTACCTTTAATGGTGGTACTATTACCCTTGGTGATGCAGCAGCAGATAACGTTGTGTTTGGTGCTGATGTAGACTCAAGTATTATTCCTGATGACGATGACACATATGATCTTGGTTCTTCAAGTCAACAGTGGCGTAACTTGTTTATTGATGGTACAGCGGAAATAGATACCCTTGCTATTAATGGTACAACAGTTACTGCTACAGCGGCTGAACTTAATATCCTTGATGGAGTGACCAGTACAGCAGCAGAAATAAATATTTTAGATGGAGATACATCTGCCACCTCTACTACTGTAGTTGATGCAGACCGTGTTGTTCTTAATGACAACGGTACAATAGTACAGGTAGCAGTAACTGACTTGGCTGCTTACTTTGATGATGAAATTACTGCAATGCCTAATCTTGTTACTACTGCTGCAACTACTGTAGGTGCTTTAAATAGTGGTAGCATTACGTCAGGCTTTGGTACTATTGATACAGGCTCTAGTACTATTACAACTACTGGATTAATTTCTGGCGGTTCATTAGACATTGATAATGTTTTAATCAATGGCACTACTATAGGGCATACAGACGATACAGATTTAATTACCCTTGCTGATGGCGTTGTCACTGTCGCTGGTGAAGTATCTATGACTACGCTTGATATAGGTGGCACTAACGTAACTTCTACAGCCGCTGAATTAAATATACTTGATGGTAAAGCATTTCTTGATGAAGATAACCTTGCAAGTAATTCAGCAACAGGTATTGCAAGTCAACAATCTATTAAAGCTTATGTAGATGGTATTACAGCTACTAACATTACTTCTACAGGAGCATTAAACGCAGGTTCTATTACATCTGGTTTTGGTAATATAGATACTGGCTCAAGTACAATTACTACTACAGGTCTTATTTCAGGTGGATCACTTGACATAGACAATGTACTTATTAATGGCACTACTATTGGTCATACGGATGACACAGACTTAATTACCCTTGCTGATGGTGTAGTAACCGTAGCAGGTGAAGTATCTATGACTACGCTTGATATAGGCGGTACTAATGTTACTTCAACAGCAGCGGAGCTTAATGCATTAGATGGAATTACTGCCGTTGTAGGCGAACTTAATGCACTAGACTTAGGTAGTACTGCAGTAGGAACAGCTATTGCTTCTAAAGCTGTAGTGTTAGATTCAAACAAAGACTATACAGGTATTCGTAACTTTACTATTACAGGTAACTTGTCTGTAGGTGGTACTACTACTGTAGTAGATACAGTAACAATGAATGCACAAAATGCTGTTCTTTTTGAAGGAGCAACTGCTGACGCACATGAAACTACTCTTACTATTGTAGACCCAACTGCTGATAGAACTATTAACCTACCAAACCAAAGTGGTACAGTACCAGTATTAGCAGCAGCTAGTAACACTGCTGTTACTTCTACTCCTGAAGAACTTAATATACTTGATGGTGTTACTGCTACAGCAGCAGAATTAAATATTCTTGATGCAAGCAATAGTACTTTAGGTGATTTATCTGAAATTAGTACCGTAGCAAATGACGATGTGTTTCTTGCTATAGATACTTCTGGTGGAGGATTAAAAAGAATTACTAGAAGCACTGTAGTATCTGGTCTTGCTACAAGTTCTGGTTTATCTAATGTTGTAGAAGATACTACTCCACAACTAGGTGGTAATTTAGATACAAACAGTCACAATATTTTAATTGATGATGCACACTTTATTGGTGATGAAAACGGTAATGAACAAATTA